AATCGCGCCAATCGCTTTCAACTACAGATCTTCTTTTAAGTTTTTTGCCTTTGAGGGGTGGTTTAGTACGTTTGAACTGTGCTAATTTTTTGCCTATGTACTTTTGTCCAGTTTTAAGATTCGTGATGAGGTATACAAAGCCAATGTAGCCTTCGGGTACTTCTTCTAAGATTTGATTTTGATACGTCCACAGCACTCATTTAGTTAGTTTTGGTGGTCTGCCTACCTTGCCATTTCTGGCTATGCGCCTTTCTTCTCTTTTTGCCTGTATTTCAACTCGCCTCTGTGAAGCATATCTACGTATTTCCGATAACCAAAATCTGGCTTTGATTCCGGCTTCGTCGGAACCCCGCCATTCAAAGCGATCCTGCCATTTAAAATATTCTTGGAACGCTTTGATCATGTTGTCATGACTGTCTGTGGCCATTATTCTACGATGTCAATGTCAGTGTTATAACTGGTAAAACCGTTTTCTTTGATCACTTTCAGTACATGATTAACACGACTGGTTAGATCATCTCTGTGACTAATAAGGAAAACGTTCTTATTACGTTCTCTAGTCATTTTTTTCAAGACCGCGATAGAACTTTCAACGCCCGATGCATCCATGCCTGAGTCTACTAGTTCGTCAATAAACAGAAGATTGATAGGATGATACAGATTTTCCCACACATCTCTAAATGCCCATGACAGAGATAAGATTAATCTATTACGTTCTCCTCGACTTAGATTATCAAAATCTAGATCTTGACCTAATTGTGTGATAATAACTGATAGATCATTTTGGAATTCCACAATATGCGGCAGTCCAATCTTATCTAGATAATAAGTCAGTCTTTGATTTAGGAATGCTAAATTTTGATCAATGATACGTTTACGAACAAAACTGTCTTTGCTTGTTAGCAATTTGTATAAAAATTCTTGATGATCCTTGATTCTAGTTAAATCGTTTAACATTTCCCAGTCGATTTCTTGCACTGCAGTCTGTTTGAGTTCTTCGATCTGCTCAGTATATGGATTGAGTTCGGCCTTTTTAGACACAAGATCTTTTTGTAGACTTTCTACAGTGCTGCGATGATTATAGGCCTGTTCGATGGTATCGTATTGTGTTATAGGACAGTTTTCTAATTCGCCGATTTCTCTGAGAGTATTTTGATGCTCCAGTTCCTGCGTCTGATTGGCAAGTATCTGTAATGCAGCCTCTTTGACCTGTTCTTCTTTTTGTGCTAGTATTTCTGCCTGTTTGCTGTCATGAACATCCTGTCCGCAGGCATAACATTTGTGATCTTTAAGGCTAGCAATCTCTTTTTTTAGTTTTTCTATCAGTTTTTCTTGTTTTTGATTGTCTGCAGTGATATTAGCAATCCACTTTTCAGCAGTTTCTTTGCGAGTTTTCTTTTTGTTGTAATCTTCCCAGCATTTATGAGCAGCAATTTCTGCTTCGATATCAATCTTTTCTAGATGTGAAATGCTGCTTTCTAAATCTTCGATGGCTTTAGAATTATTATCGTCCCACAGACGTTGTTTACGCTCTAATGCTTCGATGCTCTGTTGTATTTTTTCGTTAGAAACTTTGATCGTCTCTATTCTAGTATTTTCTGTAGCAATGGCATCTTTAGAAAACTTGATTTGTTCTTTGAGGCTTTCTGCTTTTTCGCTTAATAATGTAATTCCTAATAATTCTTCGATGATAGCACGTTGATCCGCAGCCCTCATCGATAAGAATGGTTCAGTGTAAGTATTCAAAGCCACGAGATGTTTGAACATTTCATGGCTCATACCGAACAACTCTTCGATGGCCTTTTGTGTTTCTCGGCTATCGCCTTGACTTTCGTCTTGATCGAGTTGTTCTTGCTCTTGCCCATTAATAGAAAATTTCAGCAAGTTAGGTTTGCGACCTCTTTCTATGTGATATTCTATCCCGCTTTTTTCAAAGGTACATGTTACCAGCATGGCTTTACCATTGATTTTATTAACGAGATTGTCTCTTTTAATATTAGTCAAGGCCTGGCCATAGATAGCATAACTTAATCCGTTGATGATCGTAGTTTTGCCTGTGCCGTTACGAGCACCCGAATCGTCTCCACCTAGATCTAGGTTCTCGCCCAATACCAAAGTTAATTGACCTTTGTCAAAGTCGATAGCCTGGGTTTGATTGCCCACGCTCATAAAATTGCGAACTGTAAGATTTTTTATTTTAATGGTCATAGGTTATTATAGATGTCTAACAACAGTGATTTGTCATATGTTTCGCTATCGATGGCATTGATCTGATTCATAACGATAGTATCTACAGATTCAAAATTAATATCTATCGGAGTAGAATTAGATTCTACTTCTACTTTTTCAGGAATCAGCATTAATTCTCTGAGATTGTACTGCGGAATATACTGTTCTTTAATGAAGTTGGCCTCTTCAAAAGTGATAGGTATATCTATGGTCACTCGGCAATGCATTTTTTCACGCAAGAGTTCATCCGGGCGATCGATGATTTGACTTAACTTGTAAGTTCTGTATACAGGCTGACCAGGCCAAGTGCGGTATTCAGGCTCGCCGCCCCATTCTAACAACATCATACCTCGGTCATCGTCGCCGGCATCTGCATAGTTATGAGGAAAAGCATTGCCCATATAGATGATATTACCTGATTGCTGTCGTTTGTGAAAATGTCCCGTAAACACATACTCCTGATTAACGAAGTGATTGCGTTGTAATTGTCCGTGGTCGGGCATCTGTACCATGGCATTCATGTAGAAACTAGGTAATTCCAAATGTCCAAAAATATAACGACTCTTGATGTTAGGAACATTCTTCCATTCCTCGGCAATTAACCAAGGCAAGATTGTAACATCTCCTTGGGTCATTGGTTCACGCACAGGAACCACATTGGGAAATAGTCGCATAAACTCTACAGAGTTAATCTCACGCTTGTCTTTGTAGAACAGATCGTGATTACCTAGAATGAAATACATCTTTTCAAAACTCTTGCTCAATCGTTCGAGATTCGAAAGGGTATAGTTCATCGTAGATACATCTGTGCTGGCGCGATTATGATGCCAATCGCCTAAGAAGATGCAGGTTTCTGCACCTTCTTGTTGGGCTTCTTCGCAGAACCATGTAACAAATTCTTCACAATCGATGTTATGTGTTCTGCTACCGCTTTTCAGACCAAAATGTATATCTGTAAAACAGGCTACTTTCTTGAATAGATTCATAGATATATTGTATAACCTTTATGATTAAAGATCAATCCCAATCGCTGCCCCCGTCTGAAACAGGTCCAGACGAAATTACAGGGCCGCTACCGCTGTTTTGTCGAGTCCAACTCGGATTCATACCATTCATCTCTAAGATGTCATCTCGGATATTTTGATTGCGTTTCTCGATGTTGATGATCCTAACGAATGAGTTAGTGACCGCAGCAGTATAATAGGCAAAAGGATTATCGGATTTGCTTTCGTCGAACTGTAATCCTATCTGTGTTAGTTGCAGGATAGCCTGTCCACGCATCTCGTCGTTGTAAGTATATCCGCGGACATTTCCTCGAGTGGCATACCGTTCACATAGTTTCAAGAACATACGAGCGAGGTTGTCGGTCATCCTCCCGTGTTCCTTTGAAAACTTTCCAGTCTTCATCCCGCCCTTCCAGTGGCTCTTACCTACACAGATAAGATTGTCGTTTTCATCAAACTTCCAATGTTGAAACGGAGGAAAATTAACTTTTTCGTGACTATCGGCGGTGTTTTTTAGAGTTTTCTTACGACCCGGCGCCAGCGGCACATGTTCAAAAGTCATAACACGAAACACGACATCCTGCTTGGCGATTTTTTTATAATCGATTTCAAAATCTTTGGCAGGTTGTTTTTTACCTCCCTTTGCTACTGCAGATTCGTGCGCCTGTTTAGACAGTCTAGCAGCCTTGTTTCTTTTGGCTTCTGCGATTGTTCTTATATTAATTTTTTCTAAACTGGTAATTATTGTGTCATAATCGCTGTATTCTGGTTTAGAAAAACTACAATATGTATTTTTACTCAGATGAATTTCTCTTAGTAAATCCTTATTTGTAAGGTATTTTATTTTAGTAACTGGTGT